ATTCAAGGAGATCCCTGATCCCTATGGCTCCGGCCTCGAAGAGCTGCAACGCTTCTTCTCTTTGTTGCAACCTGGAAGTTGGCATCGTTGAACCACTAACAACCTGGAAACTCAGCGGGGTAATTGACTGAGGCCCGACTAAGCTACCCTGGATTGGCATCCCACCTTCTTGCAGGAAGAATTGCCTTTCCTCTGTGTACCAGTTTTGAACGTGCGAGATATACATTCTGCCTCGATCACGCAGCATCCGGCCATAGGTTCTGATCTTACCCCTGATGAGAGTGTGCATATTCTCTAGGATTGCCGCGACAGTCTTAAAGGCTAGACGACCCTTCATTACCGAAGGATCGGTAAGGTCAAAAGTTCCGGCGATCTTGTCAAACAGCTCTCGATAGGTATTCAGGATGATCTGAATATCGTTTTGGACAGGTGGACTCTCCATGTACCGGATCGCCTTGGCAACAACGCTATTCTTCGGGTTCACAATACGGGCTGCGTTGCTGAAATCGGAGTTGGGGATCATGGTGTCTTTCGGGTTAATGAGTGGTGATCGAGCCATGCGATCCTTCATGTAGTTTAACTGGCTCATGGACTTATCTATTTCGATGTTGATTTGCTCCAGTTGCTCGATAGCTGCATAGCCCCAGGGTGTTACAGGATCTTTTGTCGAAGGAGTTAAGCTAAAAGGAAATCTGTTGTATAAAAATGTCATTGATATTTTTTCTTCTGGCAAAGTCGGATTGATACTAGGATTCTGTCTATCGGAAAGGATAACATCACCACCGTTGCAAGTAGTAATAACGCGAACAAAGCCTGGATACTTAGGTCTTTTCTCCATTATTGCTGGTTCTGTCGTTCCCACGATACCTGTAGCAAGATCCAACTCAATCGTTGCTCCCTGTTGTTCAACCTCGATGAGCGTGTAATCCTTAACCCATAGTTCTAAAATCAAAACCTCATCACCGCGACCCATGATCCTCATTACTGCAGGGTTGCCGTGCATGACGGCGTGATCCTGGGCGAAGTCACCGCCAGTTCCAGTTGGCAATGGCCTTACACTCCCGCCAACAACATCGCGCCTTCTCTCTCCAAGTTGCTCTTTCCATTTCGTATCTGGTTTGACGACTTCTTTGCTCTCCGGCCATTTGCGACGAACCTGATTTAACGGCATGGTGTAATAATGCGCGGCTACTTCCCATTTCTCAGCTCTCTTCTCGTTCAACGGCCAGAATCCAAAATTATGTGGATCGACAACTATAGTCTCGACTTCGCCGAGGCCGTTGTTGAGTGCCGGATTGAATATGACTTTCTCAATAGTGCATCCATGAACCTCTGCCATCTTCACGGAGTCACCGTAGATGTCTTGCTGTTCAGTCTCGTTCCACCAGTACCGAGCCATCTTGTGTAGGCTGTCAGCCATATCATCATCCTCACCAATAACATCGAAAGTTGGATTGTTATCTGTGAGCAAGTTGACCGTGCGCTCTATGTGGGAATTCACAAGGCTTATGGAGGCCAGGGGAATGGGAGCAGACGCACCGGAGCGCCAATGGTGGTTCCTATACATTTCGTAATTGCGGAACCATTTCTGAGGCAGCCGCTTCTTGTCTTTATCCCTGATAATCCGTTCAAGGATTGCAAAGGCAACGTGGCCGACACTCTTGTCGCTCTCTGGCGGCAAAAGGCTGTTGATCTGTTGACGCTCCTTTTCATCGAGATCGGGCGCTGCCAACTTTGCCAATGTACTTTCTACAGTTGCCATTTTTATCAACTCCTATTCCTCTTGTTGATAGATCCATTTCGTATGACAACCCAAGGCTGCATACCTATTGCCATTCGCATGATCTCGAACAGCTTCTCTTTCGCAACCACAGGCACAGAGCAATGCAGGATCTAGTTCGGGTTCTGGCTCCTCTTTCTCTTCAACGATAAATATCTCACTCGATTGGTAGACATACACCTCGTTGGCTTCATCCTCTCTGCCAGCGATGTGGGGGATGAGAAGGTGCTGATCGTAGTAATCCTCACTAACGGATTGTGGACAGATCAGGCCCATTCCAGTAGCATCTGGTTCTGGCATCTGCCAATGCTCACAGCCGACTCTTCGCTCGAACATCGAGCCCCTGAGAGGTAGGTTTAGATTTTCTGCCTTGGCATTGGCTACCCACAGCCTACATTTTGCACACGCTACCTTGAATTCCCGTTTATCTTCTTGAAACTGTTGGACTTCCGCTAATAAACTCATTGCTCCATCCCCTCATAAGGTCTAGCCCTAGCCATGTCGTCCAATTCCTCGTCCGAATAGCCGCCCTCTTCCGGCGAAAGAAGAGCCTTTTCAAAGACATCTTCCTCTAGCGGTTTGCGTTCGGGCTTGAATAACGATGCTATGGGTAGTGTAGTTTCGCCCTGGGTTCTTCTACCCAGGAGAAAGCCAAAAAAAATGAGGACAATCGCTGCGATTATCCCCATGCCAAGTAGGATTAAGGCTTGAACAATTACAGGGTTCACCATATAGACTCTGCCCTTTCATCGTCGAAATAGATCATGTCGCCCATATCTTCTTTCATTGCCTTCTGAGCGTACCGTTGCCACGGATCTTCTTCCGGCTTCTTCTCTGTATCGTCGATCCATTTCTGTTGCCACGTTTTCGGCTTTGTTTTCATTACTTCTGGATAGTAGTCAGCGAAGGCAAGCATGAGAGCTTCTGCCCTGTCAGGTGACTTGATGCCTTCCTTCTTCATGCGTTGCTTGCTCCAGATCAAGATTCTTCCCCGCGAATCCAGCTCGTACTTAATGGATGCCAGTTCGCGGATAAGAACCTTGTCATTGGGGATGCTTATCATCCCGCTTTCAAAATGCTCCCTTAATTTCCAGTAAAGCTCAGATCGTTTATTGACGTACAATGTGGGATCGCTCGTGGCTTCACGAACGTCAATTCCCATCACATCAAGGCCTTGCTCCATCAGCCGCTCGTACACACCGATGCCAACACCGCAGACATCAATCCTGATAAGCTCCGGCGGGATCGGTCTGCGTCTACCCTTATACTTCCGAGTCTCCGGCCCTCTGCGTGTCAGTCCGGCAACGCGGCCAGCCGCCTTCATACTTTCTTCCTTCTCATAAGCGACAAGGCCGATAACACGAACACCTTTTAGAAAACAGAAAACCGTATCGTTATCTCCCCCTGCAGCTATATCTACACCGACTGAATCAACTGCCCTGTTAGATAGTGGCCTGATGTATTCGATCTCACGATCAACAGCCGCGACTATCCAGGGCAATGGAATGACAGTCGAATCATCTTCAATGGGAAACTCACCGAGTACATGAACACGATAAAAATTAGAAGTTTTACCGCCTGGACGATCAGCCATGTTTTCCAGCCATTGCGGATTCTTCTTGACCAATTCTGATTCTTCACTACTGAAATGGAACACCTTCCAGGGCTTATCTGCATATTCATGGTGAGTAGAATGAAAGAAGCCGAAAGTCCTAGTCGGGTTGCCGACCAGGAGCGCCTTGTTACCGAGATCCGTCATGGCCCCTTCCATGACATCGAAAATTTCATCCGGCACACCGGATGCCTCATCGACAACAAACATCATGTTCTCTTCGTGAAAACCCTGGAAACTCTCTGAGGCCTCTTTCCTCGCGGTTCTAGCAACGGCGAACCACGTTGCTTTATGGTCTACATGAAAGATTCTATCGGTAGTCATTTCAAAAAAGTCAGCAAAGTAATCGTCCATCTGTCGGTGCTGTTTTGTCAGCTCCGCCCATAGAACGTCACGCAGTTGGTTCTCAGTTGGTGCGGTACAGGGAATGCGACAATGAGGCCGAGTAATCATGTACCACCAAATCACCATTGCGAGGCCTGTGGTCTTGCCGATTCCACGACCTGATCGCGCCGACACATGATCTCCCTCGCAGATCGAATTGAGCAGCTTTAATTGCTCCTCCGTTGGGTTCATGTGTAGGACTTCTTGGACAAGCCTCACCGGATCATTGACATAGGGCGCGATCTTTAGCTGATACAGTAAATCAGGATCTTTCTTTTCCAGAACCGCGTCGATCAGGGATAGCTCCAACAGGTCGAGCTTTTCCATCGCCGACGGTGATAGCATTTCTTCTGGCGATAAGTTCCTCAACGGTTTCTCCCTCAATGCCCTGAATCAGCACCAAGACCTTATGATCTATTTCAATATCAGTCTTGATCTGTTGCTGCTTGGGCTCCTTGCGCTTGATGATCTCATTGATAATGTAATGAATCATAGACCGATCACGCAGCTCACAAGCCTCCGCAAGTAAAACTCTGGTTAGATCCCAGGAGTCTATAAGCAACTCCTTACTGATGTTTGTGCCTGTCAATTCGCGTAGATGTTTAGCAATGCGATCAAAATCAACCCCGCTTTTTTCGGCAACTTCTCTCAGCCGGATCTCTTCTGCCAGTAGATTCTCTAGCGCGGCAGTAGTGCTTGCTGCTTTGTTTTTATTGCTTTTGTGATGGTTCGGTTTAGCCATGATTAAGCATCGCCTATGTGAATGATTAGCGCGGCTGTAGCACCGTAGCTGCCCTCTGAAACGTCCAGGCATGGCCGGACAACTCTTCCTCCAAACGGTTTGATCTTATGCTCACCCGCTATGTTCGAGAAGATTATCGGGCCTGTCAGCGATCCTTCTCTGACAACGCATTTATCCGTTCCGGCTGAGATTGTGAAATCAATGCTGACAATCGGAATGCCAGCCACGGACTGTTCCGGCCACAGATCACTAGCCAAAACATCGGTATCTATTCCGGTCAGGGTAAGAAAAGCACCCCCTCTTGTAACTGTGTTTGCCATGATTGATCTCCTTCTTTCAGTAAATTGCGAAATCGGTTTAGTAAGGAGTTAATTGCATTATTGGTTCTTCCCTGGCCTCTAAAGCTAATCTCCTCATCGTGCCAATATCGTTTCATTGTAGGGATTAAATCCTGCAGCCAACCTTTATCCCACCATTTACCATGCACCATGTAGACTTGCTCTTCTGTGCCGGAAAGCAGTAGGCCACCCTTCTCCATCACTCCCGTTTCCGGCTTCATCTGCCAATGATGAATTCCGGTGAAGGCGTATGGCGGCATACAGATCATCTTCTCGTACTTGCGGAGCTTTATCCCCAGGATATTCAGGTACAGAAAATCATCCCAAGAATCTACCCGCCTGGACTTATAAAGAGCATCAAACCAATCAAGGTTACGAGTATCAAGAAAAATAGGCACAGTAGTATGGATTTGAGGATAGGGCCATTCATCTTTCTCCAGATAGCATTCGTACTGATCTTGATAGCCTTTGTTGAAGTTAATAATCATGCCATTGCTGCCAGTAACGATCAGCCCCTTACTCGCAGCCAGGAAGAACACATCTACATTAGCCTCAACCCACATATCGGCATCCAAAAGGCAGATCGCATCATACTCATGGCCGATTTCACAGGCCACGCGAAAACGCTCAATAGCTGTTTGGTGGGTCTGATTTTCACCTTCTGTTTCAATAACCCTTACCGTGAACGAATACGCCTTGAGCGATTCGGTAAATTCTTCCGGCAAACGAAATGAAATCAGAATAACATCATGTGGACTCTCTATCCGTTTCAGGCTGTTAAAGAGTGCCACAAGGCCAGGAATATAATTCGTGCTGGCCGCCACGATGTAGGCGTAATTAGGGCGGTGCTTCATAGAACCTATGCCATTCCTTCCAGACGCTCCATTGCTCCATAGGTAGCCAGCCGTGACGCTCTAGGATCTCTACCTGTACTGGCTCTGGATCGTGCATATAGATGTAGCCATCCGTGTGAGCTACTGCGTGGGCCATTTCTTTAAATCTGTGCGTTTGCGTGGCATCGACGAGCGCGAAGTCGAATCTTTTGTCAATGAGCGGCGGGCCTTCTTTGGGGTCGTAAGCCGTGATATTCTTGTGGGTACGGCGGCACATTTCCGCGTACCATTCTGACGGTTCAAATGACCAAACATCAAACCCCTCCAGCACCAACAGCTCCGTCGAGAGTCCCGACCCGTATTCGATGATCGTTGTAGGCTCATATTCTTTTAGAAACCTTTTCAGCTCAACCCAATGTCCCTTGTAAAGCGAACGATTGCCCCATTGAATCTTGAGATTATTTCCCTGAATAACCGACTCGATAAAGCCTTTCAGCATCCATAAGCACCAATGACAGACGATATTGCCAAGCACATCGTACTGCGGTTCCTCAACACGCATCTTGGCGAAGTCCCGCTTGCAGCATTGGCAGATCATTACTTAAACTCCGCCGGAAAATTTCCCCATTTTGCCTCATTCCACTCGATTTTATGCTTGAGACTCAGGTTGAAATGTCGGGTAAAATCCCAAAACAGCCGGACGTTATTCTTGCCAAACTCCTTGGCTATGGGCTCCTTTGGCATACCGATTTTCTTCCGGCAAATGGACTCGAACCACCAGCGTCTATGAAAGGCGTTTATCCGATCTCCCATTTTATTCAGACACAGATACCATTTACCGTTGATAATCCGCTTCTGCAAGTTTACATAATAAAAATTAGACTGTATCCAGAAGAGGTTCGGCAGAGGCATAATTTTGTCTATTTCACCTGTCTTTATCAAGACCCGACTCAATGAACTCATATCGCCAAGAGTTTCAGCCAAGCTCTCTTCCGGTATCTGTTCCATGAGCCAGCCAAACTTTTCAGGATCAAAGAAATTCGGCATATTGTGTAGCGGCGGCGATGATGCTCCTCTGATAGCGTCAATGTTGTGCTGGTCGTATTCCTGGCCGCTGTAGTCGTTGTTTGGCAGAAGAAGTCTGCCTGTCTCAGCGGCTATCTCGAACCAGATCATTATGTTGTTCGTGATCTGCATATCGGCATCGAATACCGAGACAGCATCGTAATCTTGCAACTCCCTAACGGCGTACAGGTAGCGGTACATCTTGCAGTACCATACATTCTCGCCAACTTTCGGATGCTTGGGATACCCATCGGCCTGGAGATCCGTAATCTTAACCGGATGAAAGAACGGGAATGCTTTTTCCCAGCCCTCAAGGTACGGCTCAACGTGCGGCCCCATGTGCAAGTAGTAGAAATCTATATCATTCCCGTAGTATTCGAGAGCATTGAGCATCCCATTTGTGCCAGGGATCATACCTGTATCCGTAACCACTATAGCGAAGTTAGCCATTCTTTCACCATCCCATCTTCGTAGTGATCCACATGGACTGATCTAATCTCCAGGTGCTTCACATAATCCGTAACCGCGTGATTCCTCTCCAGGTAAAACGTCCTTGTAGGCATGACTGATAAAGCAGTAACAAAAGGGCCAGAAGCGATTCCGATAAAGGCGAAAGAAGCCTGTATAAGCCCAATGAGACTAGAGAGATTAGCATCACAATAACGTACATGACGATCAACGAAACCGTAGCGAGTGTTAGAAGGATTGTGAAACAAATGCCTATAATGGGCTTCAATGGGAATTTTCCCAGCATCCAAAACCTCCTGCCATACTTTCCGTGCTATCTCCTCTGGACAGTTGACCGAATTCGGTAGTGCCGTGCCTTGAAAATGGACTGAAACAATCGGTGACGGTTTCTCCGGTAAGGGCTCGATCTCCGAGAATGGATCAATGCCTAGCTCGTCAACGCAGCATTTCTGCGCTTTAGTGAATCCAGAGCCCTCAGCCATTGGAAAATCAAGATGGAACACATAGTCGTGATCCGGCCCCTCTTTGTCGGGAAAGGATGGGAATATCTCTTCCTGTCCACATTCAATGTAGAGATCGAAATGCACATCAGCATAGAGATCCTGCAACCGCCGGAAGATCGGCATGAACATCAGGGTGTCGCCCCAGCCGTGGCCGAATCGAATCAGGACACGCTGCCCTGGCTCAAGGTACTCAACCAGTTTCTTCTCGTGGTACTCTCCAATCAAAGTTTAGCTTGCCTCCCTCGTAGTACATTTTTACTGAGTCTGCGATCATGTAGGGCTTAATCATGCTGAAACATTTGGGAGCGCCATTCTCCATCGTCAGGCATTTCGTGTGGCCTCCCCCGCGCCAGCATCCATCCCATTCACAGCATTCAAGACAGCCATTTGTGTAAAGATAGCGTCCATGAGGATACAAATGCCAGCGCACACCTTCTTTTCCCGCTGCCACGCAGACATAAGGTTTCTGCAGGGCTGCAGCCATCACGAACTGAAAGCTGATCGGGCCTATCGTTCCCTCAGACCAATGACATAATCGTATGAGTTGCCGGAGATCCGTCTTGCCGATCAGGGAAAGGACACCTGTAAGGTCTGGATGGTTATGAGCCTCATGGCCTATCTGGACTATCTTTATTCTGTTGTCAAAGAACCGTGTGAGAATGTCTACAACTTCTTGCCAGCGATGATATTGCTTGAGTGCATTGTCCGGCTTAGATCCGGCATTAAGGAGCCAGAATTTATCCTTCCAGCCGAACTCAACCTCAGCCTGATTTATCCAGCTTTTCTCCTCATCGCTAATCCAAAGCTCTGGCAAGATCCCTGTTGGTAGGATCTCAACATCGAGCTTTTTCTCAATATCCAGCCTGAAACCGTCAGCGAAATGTATCCCCGTAACGCCGCTGTTATGAATGGCATCATAGCCGATGTCGAACTGTTCCACATCTTCATCATTTTCATCTAGTGGATGCAGCCAGGGATTGTTCTCCCAAATTTCGGCACAGGGACTTCTTACGTCGATCAGGAAATCAGGATATGAGTTAGCAAAGTCGGCGACAGCCCTAGTCATGGTCAATACATCACCAGGGCTCTGTCCGTTTCTAAGTATGATCTTCCTCATTTGGTTCGGTTTCTGTTTCTGTTTCTAGGGATTCGGGAAGAATTTCCTTGGCGATATGTTCGATACTGAGCATTATATCTTCCCGTGGGAAGTTGTGAGTTAAGTAGTAATGTTGAATCGTTTCATCTTCATCGAGGTAGCTGATCCGGACAAACAATTTACTGCTTGCCAGGGCTTTTTGGAGCTGCTTCCTCATTTCGATAAAATCTAGCATCATGGCCTCCAGCGATTAGCAAACAAAAAGGTTGTTACGTCTTTGCGTGGAGGACATTCACAATCATTTTCAACCATAGGGCTGAATCCAAACTTATCAAAGAGCGCGACCAGGGATTCTTTAGTGAAATAATGCAAATGCTCCCCTGGTTTAAAATGCTTCCAACCAATCAGGCCTTCCTCCGGTATGATCGGAACCGTGCAAGCAACTTTCTTGGAGAGCATCAGGATTGGCTCTATGTCCTGAAAGTCCCTAATATGCTCCAGAACGTCCCAAAAGCACGTTACGTCATAGGGGGTCATGTCAACGCCTGTTTGTGGGTACAGGCCCAAATCATAGCTCCATACGTCAGCCCAGGGGGGTCGCCATGCTCGAAACCAGCCAACACCCGAACCATAGTCAAGAACCTTTAGCTTTGAGCGCCATCCTCGTCCGGCTGGCAAGTAAACGCCTTGCTCTATAAAATGCCAGCGAATGTCGCTGATCCGCTCTGCCGTGGCGCTGTGTATCCTTAGCAAATTTTCGTAATAATTAAGATCGTACATAGCCCGATTCTAACCGTCCAAAATTCTAATACAAGCCCTAAGTTGAAGTTGATGAGCTGGAACTGGAACTGGACGAAGGCAGAACTATTTCAACTTCAATCTCTGAAATCCAATCATCGAAGCTACCGGAAAAACTATCTATCCTAACTTCCAGACTCGTAAGATTCGCGGCAGTTTTGCTAAGGGTGTAATTCTCCTCGAAGTCAGAATAGCTGCTCGAAGGGAAGAAATTGCCGCTTTGTCCATCTGAGGCTGTTCCGTTTGAGTACAGCGTTACTTTTACGCCATCAGATCCATCATCATTCTTGGCCCGAAAGCGAACTATAATGTTGGTACAACTGCCGGAGAAACTTGGACTTGTAAACGTCCCGCGCCAGCGATCTCCGTCAAGGCCAACTACTCCATTAGTATCGTCCGGTGTCCCGCTATCAATGCCATCATTTATGCGATCCCAACTGGCGCTGCCAGAGCCGAATGTACCCATAGTCAAGACATCGCCATCCGGCAGGATAAATAAGCTCTGTGCTACAGCACTACTGCAGGATGAAGAGAATGAAGAGCTGCAACTTGAGGACGAGCAACTAGATGAAAATGAGCTGGACGAGCTACTGAAAGATGAACTGCTCGAACTACAACTGCTTGAAGAAGAGAATGAGCTTGAGCTTGAGCTGGACGAGAATGAAGATGAGCTTGAGCTGCAACTGGAAAAGGATGAGCTGGAGCTTGAGAACGAGGACGAGGACGACGAACTCGAACTGGAGAATGAGCTGCTAGAAGAACATGAGCTTGAGCTACTGAAAGACGATGAGCAGGACGAGAAGCTGGAAGAGCATGATGAGGACGAAGAGCTTGAACAGACAAAGAATTCGATATTGGTAATCGTGCCAACTGGAGCATCTATGTCAGAGATCCGGCTTATATCGAAGTTATTTGACCAATCTATATTAACTGGCGGGCTCGTACCGCCTGGAGAAGCTGGTATTTGAACTGTAGCGATAGTATTGAGAGTGGGTATATGTTGCTGTAGTCTGACCGTCCAAGGCGAACCTTGATTATGAGTCCCTGTCATTCTAACTTTCAGGGGCCGATAGCCAGTAGCCCACGTTCCTTGCGGTACAAGACTCATGCCTGGGCCAGCAACCGTCCAAGGTGGTGAAGATGAACAATTAGCGAGGCAAGACCAGCCACTAGAATCGTTAGCGAAATGCTGTATCCATTGTGAGGTATCGCACGAGGAGCTTGAACTACTGCTGAAACTCAATGAGCTGGATGAAAATGATTCGCTACTGGACGAAGATGAACTTGAGCTGGAAGAAGAAGAAGTCAGAGATATATCTATCTGTACCGAGCTGACAAGATTCGACAGTCCACTAATCCAGCGGAACCAGACTTGCATATCACTCAGCTCTGCAGCCGTTTTAGTAGTTGCAAAGCTGTACGAGAATTCACCCCATCCAGCGGGTGACAAGGGTGGAGCAAAGACTTGTTCGCTGCCTATTTGCACAGCGCCATCATAGAGCGACATTCCGATAGTGCCAGCCGAGCCACCTGATAAACAACTAAATTTCACCCTCACATAATAGCAAGTACCAGCATAAGCAGGATTCTCGAAACCGAGCTTTAAGGTAGCGGCTCCTAGAGCAAAGGCATTATCTGTATTCCTGGCCGGATCTCCATCACTAAAATCATCCAAGGCTTCCCAAAAGGTAGGTGCGTTTTGCACAGTCCAGCCAGTAGTGGAAACATCTGCATCTGGATTTATGCCTGTAAAGAATGGAACTGGCGATGATGAAGATGAATAGCTGGACGAGCTACTGAAAGAGCTTGAGCTTGAAGAAAATGAACTAGAACAGCTACTCGACGACGAGAATGAGGACGACGAGCTTGAGAAGGATGAGGAGCTTGAAGAACTGAACGAGGATGAGGAGCTGCTTGAGAACGAAGAACTGGATGAGCTAAAGGAGCTGGAGCAAGAGCTTGAGGACGATGAGAACGAACTCGAACAGCTACTCGACGACGAGAATGAGGAGCTTGAGAAGGATGAGGAACTGCTGAAACTCGATGAGCTGCTTGAGAAAGAGCTGCTACAGGACGAAGATGAGAAGGACGAGCTTGAAGATGAACAGCTACTTGAGAACGAGGAGCTGGAGGAGAACGAGGAGCTGGAGGAGGAGAAAGAGCTTGAGCTGGAGGAGCTTGAGAACGAGGAGCTGGAGCATGAGCTTGAGCTACTGAAAGAGGATGAACTACTTGAGAAGGACGAAGATGATGATGAAAAACTGCTGCTAGAACTAAAGCTAGATGAACAGCTACTCGACGAGAATGAGGAGCTGGATGAGAAGGATGAGCTTGAGCAAGAGGACGACGAGCTAAAAGATGAAGAACTCGAAGAAAAAGAGCTGCTTGAGAAAGACGACGACGACGAGAAAGAGCTACTGCTACAGCTTGAGCTGAAAGAACTCGACGAAGATGAGAACGAAGAGCTACTTGAGAAAGAAGAACTACTGGAGCAGAGCGAAGATGAAGATGAGAAAGAAGAGCTGCAGGATGAGAAGGAGCTTGAGGACGATGAAGATGAAATTGAGCTGGAACTGGAGAAGGACGACGAGCTGCTTGAGAGTGACGATGATGATGAAAATGAGCTACTGCTACAGCTTGAGCTAAAAGAGCTGGAACTCGACGAGAAGGACGAACTTGAAGAGGAGAAAGAGCTGCTACAGCTTGAGCTAAAGGACGATGAAGAGCTTGAGAACGACGATGAGCTGGAGGAGAAAGAGCTTGAGCTTGAGGAACAGCTAGAGCTTGATGAAAACGACGAGCTACAAGAACTCGACGATGAAAATGACGAGCTACAGGACGAGAATGAGGAGCTTGAGAACGAGGAAGAGCAAGAAGAACTCGAACTCGACGATGAGAAAGCCGCGTCAGAAGAGGAGCTTGAAGATGAGAAGCTAGAGTACGACGACGAACTCCATGAAGAACAGGAGCTTGAGAACGATAATGAAACGCTTGAAACCGATTCAGAGCTAAAAGAGCTACTGGAGAACGAAGATGAGCAAGACGAGCTACTGCAAGAGGACGAGGAGCTAAAGGAGCTTGAGCATGAAGAGCAAGACGACGAAGAGGATGAAGATGAGAAAACTGAATCACAAGAACTGCAGCTCGACGATGAGCTAAATGAAGAACTGCAGGAGCTTGAGCTAGAAGAACTTGAGAACGAAGAGCTTGAGCTGGACGATGAGAAGGCAGAATCGCAAGAGCTTGAAGAGCTACATGAGGAACAACTGCTAAAGGACGATGATGAGAATGAGCTTGAGCTGGAGGCTGATGAGAAGGACGATGAACAAGAACTCGAACTACAGGATGAGAAAGCAGAATCACAGGACGAAGATGAAGAGCTAACTGATACGGACGACACAGACGAAGATGAGGATGAGGAAGAGAATGCTGAATCGCATGAGGAGCTGCAAGAAGATGAACTCGAAGATGAAGTTGCAATGAGTGTTAGCTCAACCTCAGTCACTCGATCATTCCAGACTGAATCTAAACACTCAAACCTTAATCGTGCATCTGTAAGCTGCGCGGCTGTCAAAGCCACCTTCCAAACTAGGAAGTAGTCTGCAGGGCTAGTTGTGAAAGTATTTATCGTTTGTGTTTCGTAAGGAGTACCGCTATCGCTATAAAAAGTTACATCAATCGTTCCAGGTGGATTTGCGAAAGCAAATGCCCTTACAGTTACTCGAACCTCTAAAGATGTTCCCTGGAAAGACGGATTGGAAAGCCTGAATCTAATGAAATCTCCGTCCCTACCCTGGAAGCCATTAGAATCATCTGGCCCTGGTGAGAAACCTGGGCCAAAAATGCCGTTATTTACTCGATCTGCAATACTAGAGCCAGATCCCACAGGACTAACCGTATATCCACCGTCCTCACTATTTGGATACCAATACTGGCCTTGTAATTCTTGAAAACTCTGGCTCGACGATGATGAGCAAGAGCTAGAACAAGAGCTGGAAGAAAAGGCCGAATCACAGGATGAAGAGCTTGAAGAGCATGATGAGAAGGAAGATGAGCAGCTACTAAAAGACGACGAACAGCTCGAAGAGCTTGAGAATGAAGAGCTACAAGAGCTTGAAGAGAATCCAGAGTCGCAGGATGAAGAACTCGAAGAAAATGAAGAACTGCATGAGCTTGAGAAGCAAGAGCTACTGGACGAGAAACAACTTGAGCAGCTAGAAGAGGATGAGGATGAGAAGGAAGATGAGCAAGATGAACTTGAACAACTGCTGGATGATGAGAAACAAGAACTCGAACTCGAATAAGACACAGCCGAGCTTGAAGAAGAGAAGGAGCTAGAGCAACTTGAACAGCTCGATGAGCAGCTAGAGGAGGAGAAAACCGAATCACACGAACTGGATGAGGATGAGCCACTACAGAGGAATTCCCGCAGATATGCTTCATCTATGTACCAAGTACCGGATTCTTGCGCTCCAGAGTGCCATGCCAGCCTCACAGTTAGATTCTTCGTGAGTGTTATGATTCCGCGTCCATGATTCCAGATATTAGGAATAAGGCCAGTAAAGTTAAGCACCTGTTCTGTGTCGTCGTCGTAATCAAAAGTTACCCTGATCTTATTCCTATCAACTGGAAATACCCAAAAATCGAGAGCGTATGTTCCGGTAGTAACTGGATTGGCTGGATTTCCAAGAGTGAACCGTTTTTCGATCCCTTGTGGATCTTGATCCCCAGGCCTGAATTCAGCAACGAATTTGCGTGATTCAAATCCAGCATACCTTCTGGCATCCGTATGGACTTGCTCTATACTGTCCTCATTGACCGACACTCTGCCGAAATCAAACCAATCACCTGGGAGTAAATTCGGCCCATATTCAGTTATCGTATCGCAAGAAACAGAGCTTGAAGATGAAAAAGACGAGGAACATGAAGATGAAGAACTCGAAGAAAAGACCGAATCGCAAGAAGAACAGCTACTTGAGCTGGAAAAACTACTTGAAGAGCTAGAGCTACAGCTTGAAGAAAACGAGCTTGAGGAGCAAGAACTTGAGCAGCTTGAGCTTGAGAAGGAGCTTGATGAACAACTCGATGAGCAGGAGCTTGAAAAGCTCGAACTGGACGACGAGAAAGAGGAGCTACTGCAGGAGCTTGAACTCGAAAAAGATGAGCTAGAGCATGAGGAAGAGCTTGAAAAAGATGAGCTAGAGCTACTGCAGGACGACGAACAGCTCGAACTCGATGAGAATGAGGACGAGCTACAAGATGATGAAAAAGACGACGAACATGAACTGCTAAATGACGACGAGCAGGACGAGCAACTTGAGCTACAGGAAGATGAAAACGAGCTAGAGGAACAAGAGCTTGAAAAACTTGAGCTTGAGGAGCTAAATGACGAACTCGAAGAGCTGAAACTCGAAGAGCATGAGCTGGAAAATGACGACGAACATGAAGAGGAAGATGAAAAAGAACTCGACGAGCTAAATGATGAAGATGAGGACGAAAACGAGCTACTGGAGCAAGAAGATGAAGAAGAAAATGACGAGCTAGATGAACACGAACTTGACGAGCTGAAAGACGAAGAACTACAGCTCGAAGAACTCGATGAGAAAGAGCTACTGCAACTCGAAGAACTCGAAGAAAACGAGCTTGAGCTGCATGACGAACTCGATGAGAACGAGGAGCTAGAGGAAGAAGAAGAAAAGCTCGACGACGAGGATGAGAAAGAGCTGCTACTGCAACTCGATGAGGACGACGACGAGCTGAAAGAGCTTGAGGAGCATGAAGAGCTGGAGCTGAATGAGCTAGAACTGCTTGAAAAACTTGAAGAACACGAACTCGAAAACGAGGACGACGAACAGGACGACGAGCTACTAAAGCTCGATGAGCAAGAAGATGAAGAAAACGAGCTACTTGAGCAAGAAGAGCTAAAAGAAGAGCTTGAGGAGCTAAAGGAACTCGATGATGAACAACTGCTGGAAAATGAGCTACTTGAGCTGGAGAAGGAGCTGGACGACGAGAAACTACTCGAAGAGAAAGAGGACGATGAGCAAGACGACGAGAATGAGGAAGAGCTGGAGGATAGGCTGCTTGATGAACACGAGGACGAGGAAGAGAACGAGGACGAAGAGGAAGAGCTTGAAAAACTGGAACTCGAAGAGCTAAAGCTGCTTGAACAGGATGAGGATGAGCTAAAACTTGAAGAAGAGGACGAAAAAGAGCTACTACAGCTCGATGAGCTGCTAAAACTCGAAGAGCATGACGAAGAGCAGGATGAGCTAGACGAAAACGATGAGCTACAGCTTGACGACGAAAACGAGCTGCTACAACTCGATGAGCTGAATGAGCTTGAGCAACTAGAAGATGAAAAAGACGATGAGCAAGAGGAAGAAAATGAAGAACTCGAACAACTGGAACTCGATGAAAACGACGATGAGCTGCTTGAGAAACTTGAAGAACAAGAGGACGAGCAACTTGAAGAAAACGATGAACTTGAACTCGAAAAGCTGCTTGAGCAACTGGAACTTGAAGAGCTTGATGAGCTGGTATCGGTCAGATGCACACAATCCATGTGCATTGTGTGTCCGGCTGATCCGTTAGAGCGATGGTCGATCTTAACTGCTAACTGATTGCCTATGCTCACATAATCAGACGGTGTTCCTGCACCTGTGAGCGGAAATACATAATTAGAAGGCGTACCCTGTGTTGGGAAGTCCGTTGCCGCGCCTGTCATATCATCCCAAAACAACGTATTGTTGTTAAAGATGGATATTTTGACAAGATGCGCGGGGCCGCCGTTATAGTAGCCTGTAACTGAAACGTCCAATGTGTTTTTCGGCACGTTTTGAAAGGTGAACCTTACATCAAAAGCCGGAATACCAACCCCTGCAATCTCATTGATTACATACTCAGTAAGATCACAGTATTGGGTATCGCACCAAACACCACTATTTATCGTGCCTACATTCAATGACGAATTTCCAGGCCAGCGCCAATCAGGTGGATCGCAGGAAGGGGATGAAGAAGATGAGCTAGAAAATGAAGAAC